TAGATAAGATGTGTTAAAGCTCCTTCTCCATAGTCTAAACTAGGTAGATATAAATCTTTATATCTTCTATTAGGCTTCTTCCATGTAAAGTCTGATTTATCTAATGCTTCTGTACAGAACTTATGTAATAGTTTCCTCCATGAAATTTTAGACTTAGTAAATTCATTAAAGAATGTAATAAAGTCTTTACCTACTTCTGTACCTGCCATTTTAGCAGATTGAATAGCTTGTCCTACTTTACTAATAGCTTGGCTCTGTTCTTCTTTAGTAGCGTCTTTTATATCTGTTATAAAGTTAGCAGGAGGAGTGATATGATTTTTTACTAATTCTTCATATATCTCTTCTTCTGATTTATCTTTATAGCATTTATTATATAAAGCTCCTTTAGGGAGCTTAGGCTGAACAGACCAATTACGGTTATCTTCTAAAATTAAAGCATTGATATGATAATCACAAGCCATATTCCATAGAAATGGGTCTCTACTTTCTCTACGCATAGCATGTAATTTAGCTATATGCCATAACTCATGGATAATAGTAAAGAATCTTTCTTCTTTGGTTAAATACTCAAAGAAAAATACAGGATTAATTTTAAGATATACACCGTTAGTACATGCTGTTTCAATGGTGTTATCTATTGTTATTTCTGTATTAAATAAAAAGGAACCAATGAAGGCTAAATTAGGTTCCCTTATAATTTTAAGAGCTAGATTATCTAGCTTCTTCATTTGTTCCTGTTCTTGCATTAAAAGTCCTCTGTGCTATTAGCACTAATAACATTAGAACCTAGTTTTAAGATAGCTTTATTAAACTCAGGTACTGTTAATAATCTCTTATTTCTAGCTACTGTAGCTTTTAAGAATAAGTTAAGTAATGGTGAGTTCTCATATCTTTGAATATAAGTTAAGAACTTACCTACATTCTTAGAGTTAGTAGATG